CACATATCTTATCATCTCCCATTACAAAATCCTTTATATTGTTCAACGCTTGGAATACAGTGTGCTCTGGATATACTCTATGATAAAACATAAGGGTATAAAACTGATGTACAATACTATTACCCAGAGCCGTCAAATAACAACCCGAAGGCATAGAATGAGTGGTAACAAACGTTTGATTGTTCGCTTGCACAACAGTCGATATACACATAGTTAACAACTTGCCTAATAATTCCCTATCTTTGTCATTACCTACAAAAAATTCTAATAATAAATCACGCATAGCATACTGCACCTCTGGAACCATGTTTTTATCCCACGACCCTACATCAGACGCTAACACGTTCATCTCACACAATTCACTCCTTAACCTGTCAAAGTGCTTATATGGGTTCAGACCCACACAAATACCTGTATGCCACATATGAGTGACAAAATGTTCTACTAACTGACCTGTCAATCTTTTCAATTCATAATTAATTGGAAATCTGAGAACTCGAAAGGTCCTAGGTTTACCAGCTTTCTTTAAAGGTCTCGCTTCAGCTTTCAAAGTTTCTACAGTTAAAATAGATCTTATATCTACTTCTTCCGCATCTACCACGCGTTTCAAATCTTCTACGCGCTGTCTTCCTAATTCTGTAAGCTTACCTTCCTCTTTATTAACTAACTCGCTTTTATTTTCACATTCAAATCCGGATGACGTTTGTAAATCTAGACCGGCAATAACTGTAGTACCTTTTATGGTCTCAGACTCAGTCAACGGATTATATTTGGCCATTTTCAATCTCATGGCCTGCATAGCAAACTCTAAATCTTCTTCATTTACCTTATTTACAGGCTTAAGACTTTCTCGAGCTAATGTTACTACTGTGTGGTTTCCATCCCACAAAAAATTTGCTGGTTCAGTGGCTGGTTCATACACACCGTACAACGGTCCCGGAACTACAGAATTATTCTTAGGACTGTGAGTACTAATGTCATTATATAATTGAACGCCACTAGAATTTTCACCTATAGGAGCTATCATTTG